GTTTTGAGCAGCCTGTCGGCTTATGTTCGCGATTGATTTAGCCATACCAAAGTATATCGGGATGCCCGTAGTGTCGGGTATGATTTGGTTTGAACTGAATATTGGTAATTTGAGGGATTTTCGTATTACAACTGAAAATTTCTCTTAAAATCAACAAACAAAAAAAGACCGAATACGTTTTTAACCATTAAAATTCAATCACTTACATGACAAGATGGCGACAAACTGGCTACAACATCACGTTATAGTACTTGCGCATTACTACACGGAGTTTGGAGCAACAATCCTTGAATAGCTTTCTATAAACTCTTTTCTTTTTTGCAGATATTCTTTTATCGATTGTTTAATAATTTCGTCCGATGCAAAGATGGAAGCATGCCCACCTTTTTTTGTGTGAATTATATTTAATAAACGGCCACTAATGTTCAGAAACTCCTCAACCTGAATTTTCATGATGGGATATGTCTCGAATATCAGCTCATATGAATTGATATTGACCATAAAATTAACATCAGCAGTAATAATTTCTAATAGTAAAACAGAAAGATCGTCACCAACCGAGATCGGCCTATACTGTATACCGCTATAGTCAATATACCATACGAACTTAAAGTCTTTTTTGCTCACATGACTCTGCTGCTCTTTAAAGATAGCATTGTAGAACCTCTCCGCCTCACCTGAAAAAGGAATTGTGTGCACATATTTGATGACTGCATTGATTATATTCCCCCTGAATTTTATAGCATTAAACTCATTAACCCAATGACTTGCCGAGCGCTGCCTTAATGTACGTTCTTTATCATAATTAAGAAACAAATCAAATATAAATGCTGCTATGATTGAGTAAGAAATGTTTTTTATTAGGTCGTTTTCACCATATATTATTAAGTAGAGCAAAGCAGAAACCACTAAGAGAAAAAGAGATTTTCTCAAAGGTGAGGATGAATTTAAAAAAATCTTAAAATTCATAATTGCATTCCTACCCCCTCCTCGTGGATATTTGAGAAACCCACAACCGAAACGATTAGAAAAAACAAATAGTGAACTAAGAATGAAGATGAATATGAATATCAAAAAGTCACTCATGTCTTACCTTAATTAAATTAGCGTCTTAATATATATTCTTTAACATAATTTTTTTAAATTTCCATCTCTGCAGCCCAATGATAAGCATCCATCGTTTCACCAGTACTACGCAGAATCACATCCCCTTCAACCCGGTCGAGCCTGAACGTTTTGAAAGTCCTCGATAGATGGCAATAGCCTTCGATATACTGGCCATCGAACTTCTTTACATCCACATCACGAAAGCTGCTTTCACCGCTACCATTCACATAGTAAAACGCGACCTCAGTCAGTTCCGCGCCCTTCCCTTTAACGTAGTTAGCTGTACTGTATGCGTTTGGTTTATCCTTTTTTCGAGATAAATCGAAGTCTTTTAATGCAGCAGCATGGTCACTAAGAATATCGTGATGGCTTCCTTTCGGTTCCTTATAGGTATGATTAGCGTACAACACAACTGCAATTCCGACAGCCATCATAACGACAGCGATCAGCGCATTATCCGGCATCTCAATACCCACCCCACCGGAAAAGAAAAAATACCACGCGGAAAAAATAGATTTGCCAAATTTCTTGGTGTTGCTTTGTTTTTTAATGCAGATGCTGCGAATAGCCCAAGCTGCAAGTATTAAAGAAAGCAGCGAAAAAATAATATCCATGTTCCTGTCCGTTAAAAATTATAATCCATCGTTAACACCACTTTTCCTGCGGTATTCACCTCATCAGCGCCACAAGTGAAGTTAGTTCCCTTACTCGTCACGCTAATCTTCCGCCCTGGCAAAAGGGCAATATCATAAACGTCGTATTTATCATCAATACCGAGCAACCAGCGACCATTGCTGATACTGGACACGCTCGCATCAACAATCCACGACCCTGAGTTACTTGAAATAAATTCTGGCTCATTAAGAGCATGCGAGATAAAGCTTAAATCCACCGCCCAGCTACCGGCATTCTGTAGCACACCTGCTGTCAGATTCTTACGCGGGATCACCGTGCCGGTGCTTTCTTTAGCGTTCTCGCCTGGCTTCGCGCCCTTCCCTGTTGCCAGCCACTGCAAAGATGCGCCGGTATCCAGCGCACACGTCACCACTACATCACCGGGAAAGTAGTTTCTGCGGACCCAGGTACTGACCGTACCGGAAGAGATGCCGAGTAGCTCACAGAGGTGTTTTTGCAGAGTAAAGCCGTAGGCGTCCATGATGCGGCGTAAAACCGGCTTGCCGCCGTTTGAAGTGATTTCGTTGTAGAGGGCTTCACCCTTCGGTGAATCGGGAGCAATATCTAAATTTGCATTTGCAAGTTTACCACTTGTGAGCCAATGGAGATCACTACCGGTATCTAATGCGCATTTCACAAATGCGCTGCCGGGAACGCTGTCACGCTGCACCCAGTTACTGACGTTTGCAGCAGGCACACCAAGGCATTCAGCCAAAGCTTTCTGCGTCGCAACGCCATAGGCAGACGCCAAACGTTCGACGATTTCTAATGCCGTTCCTTCGCTAAAATCCATAAGCCACCAAATAAATAAACATTTGTTGTTTACTAAACGCCATTTGATGATCTGGGATGTATCACACCACATGAAACACCGTAGAACAAAACGACCCAAAGGAGATACTGCGTTATGCATACTGAAAATGCAAACAGTGAAAACGCTTTTGACTTATTCCAGGCATCAGACCTGATCGCCAATATTGCTTCTGCGCTTATGCCTGCCCTTAGCGCAGCAGTAAACAACGCGGTAGAAAAAGCTCTTGCTATCAATACCTCCGCCACCATGTCGAAAGAAGATTTCGCCGCTGCCAACGGTATCAGCAAATCAGTTTTAGAAAAGTGGATAGCGAACGGCGTTGTACTTCTCGCCCCTACTCCAACCAGCACAGTCACGCGAACTATCGAATGCAAAAAGACAGGACATACCCGCACCGACGTGATGGAAAAACACGGTAATGCGCTTGTAAATGTTGCCGCATGGCGTGAGAAAAACCTGCAACACGCCATCAACTGCCGCTACATCAAACGATAACTTGATTTTGCAAGTTTCGAGGATCCGAAGCATGTTTGATTTTCAGGTTTCCAAACACCCTTATCTTGATAATGCCTGCCGTCAGTTTGCGCAAAAGCACAACTTGAAGGAGCTGGCTTGCAAAGTCGATATGAAAGCGCAGGTACTGCGTAACAAGCTTAACCCCGATCAGCCGCATCAGTTAACCGTTTCTGAGCTGCTGCTGTTAACCGATGTCAGCGAAGATGCCGCGCTTATGGATGGCTTGCTGGCACAGCTGCATTGCCTGCCGTCCGTACCGGTAAACGAGCTGGCTTCTGAGAAGCTCGACTCCTACGTGATGAAGGCAACCGCCGCAATCGGTCAGGTCGCCGCCGGTGCGGTATCAACCGAACGCATGACGCAGTCACGTAAAAACGCTTTTGTCGATAGCGTCAATTCAGGCATTCGCTGCCTGACACTGGCTGCAATGGCCGTTCACTGTCGGATTCAGAGCAATCCGGCGATGGCCTCCACCCTTGATGCAGTCAGCGGTATTGGCGCATCCATGGGTCTGAGCTGAGGTGACAATGGCTTTTTCCATCGCACTACTGTTAAAGCGCCAGAACCCATCACCTGCCTATGGTCACGGCTGGATCATGGGTGAGAACGGTAAACGCTGGCACCCAAGCTACAGCCAGAAAGCGCTTTTACATGACTTGTCGACCACTAAGCCGACTAACCCCTTTTTTCGCGCGTTGGATAAATAATATGACCAGCATCGCTAAAGCAGTACCTGATAGCAGCAAAGCAACGTTTAGTCATATTCGTCTGGTTCATGCCCGCGCTGACCAGGTTGAATCAATGACCTTTGACGAATTTCGCCGCCGCTGGCGTCAGATGCGTAAGAGCAATGAAAACCCTGCGCTGCGCTATTTCAATCGTCAGGGCGATGAGTTTAAGTTCTGCGTACTGACCCTGGCTAACCGCGAACATCCCGCCAGCTTTAAGCAAGAGGAAATCGGCAGGCCGTTTGAAAGTTTCGATGAATATCGCCGCGAACTGATCATTAAAGCCATGAACAAAATGTCGCGCTGGGGCGAACTGCTGCCGCGTCGATTCTCAATCTCAGACTGTTTTCTGTCTGAATAATTAACCGAATTTAAAAATACTGGCGTCAACTCGCCGGGCATTCTTTTGCCAAAAATAAGGAAATCTGCATGCGTAATATACAAACCAACCCATTCGTTATCGGTTGTGACTTCAACACTGAGACACTGCTGAAAGCCGCGCGCAACGAGGAACGTAAAGATAAGGTACTGGCCGTTTCTATTCGCCTTGAGGCGTTAGCCATTCACATCACCCGTAACGAAATGAACGGTATCTAAGCCGCTGAATTACTGCGACAGGAAGCGCTGCGCTTTGAGCACGAATCGCAGGAGCTGCACTAATGGCTGATTCAATTGATATCGCCCAGCAGCGAGAAGCTGAGAACCTAGCGCGCTGCCTGGCTAATACTATCTATCGCCCGATCGGCGTCAGCGCATCCTTCTGTGAAACCTGTGATGCCCCGATCCCAGAAGCCCGCCGTAAAGCGCTGCCAGGTGTGATGACCTGCGTCCACTGCCAGACCATTCAGGAACTGAAAAGCGCGCACTTTGGTAAGCGTCAGTGATCATTGACTACGCCCACCCGTGGAATCAGCCACGGGCGGCTATCGCAAAGCCTTACATTACTTACGAAGCAAAACGCCGCCGCGCACAGATGTACGCGGCTTTGTTGCATGCGCAGGAATTAGTTGAACAGCAGCCTACTATCGTCAAGCTGGACATTAAGCGCCGCTTTAACGACCTCGATAAAACCCAGGGAACAGCCCGCGCCAATGCGTACTTAACAAAGACCTTTGTTGAGCGCACATTGCCACGTGTTGAAACCGTCAGCGCACAGTATCGCCTCGGTTAAATGAATCCCGAAACCTTTAGCCTGCTGGCGCATAATGGCGGAAAACAACAAGGTTCGGCCAGAGCGGCCGGCACGTTGTGGGAACTGATGAAACGCTATAATCGCCTGCCGGATATGGCACGCGCCGATGTGGATTTACTGGCCGGTGATATCGCCAGCTTTTTACTGGCAGAAATGGTACAGGTACATGAGCTGGTCAGTGGTGAGTCAGATTATCAGTATACCCATCGCGTCTATATGACGGCGGCAACGATTACTCGCGAACTGGATCAGACCCCGCCATTGTGGGAAAAGGTCACATCACGATTTTTCTGCCCGGAAGATGTCACCCCGGCGATCATGCGTATGCAGACCGAAACGTGGTGGAAAGGCCGTTTACGCCGCATTGCATCATCATGGCGTGAGCACCTGCAAATCGCCCTCGCCAATATCAGCAAAAAGCACACCCCATATGCCAGCACCATGACCGTTAATGAGTGGCGCGAACAGAAGCGCCGCACGCGCGAGTATCTCAAAGGTCTGGAGCTGGAAAACGAGGAAACCGGCGAGCGCATCAGCCTGATTGATAAATTCGACGGCAGCGTATCGAACCCGTCAATTTGCCGTGGCGAGCTGATGACCCGCAACAGTGGATTCGAAAAGATCTGCAACGAGATGGGCTTTATTGGCGAGTTTTACACTCTGACCGCACCGTCCCGCTATCACGCCACCATTAAAACCGGCCATCGTAACCGCAAATGGAACGGTTCCAGCCCGACAGAAACGCAGCGCTATCTCAGTAACGTCTGGCAGAAAGTGCGCGCCAAGCTGCACCGTGAAGAAATCCGCATTTTCGGTATTCGTGTTGCCGAGCCGCACCACGATGCCACACCGCACTGGCACATGCTGATGTTTATGCTGCCAGAAAATGTCGACCGCGTGCGCCAGATCCTGCGTGATTATGCTTATCAGGAGGACAGCGGCGAACTGACAACTGCCAAAGCCCGCAAGGCACGTTTTCATGCCGAAGCCATCGACCCGGAGAAAGGCAGCGCCACCGGCTATATCGCTAAATACATTTCCAAAAATATCGACGGCTATGCGCTCGACGGCGAGCTGGATGATGAAAGCGGCAAGGAGCTGAAAGAAACTGCCCCTGCCGTTTCCGCCTGGGCGGCACGCTGGCACATTCGCCAGTTCCAGTTTATCGGCGGTGCACCGGTGACGGTTTATCGTGAGCTGCGTCGCATGGCTGACAGTGAAACCGCGCATGGTCTGAGCGTTGAGTTTGCAGCGGTACATGATGCTGCTCACGGCGGCCAGTGGGCTGATTACGTCAATGCACAGGGTGGTGCTTTTGTGCGCCGTGACGAACTGGAAGTGCGCACCTGGTATCAGGCCAGCGACGAGCTTAACCACTACGGTGAGGAAATCACGCGCATTAAAGGCGTTTACGCCACCTCTGTTGGTGATGATACGCCGATCCTGACCCGTCTTGCGCAGTGGAAGATTGTCACTAAACGCGCCGTTGATTTGGCCGTTGACCTTCAGGACGCGTCAGCGTCCTCTCGGAGTTCTGTCAATAACTGTACGGGGCAGCAGACTGAGCCGCAGGAAATTGACTTCACAAAACCGCCGAACCGGTCAGAACGGAGACGGATATTGGCGCGGATACGCAGTAAAGAGACACCAAAAGCAGGCACAGAACCCATAGCCCATCCCGGCAACAGCGAATCACGGCAAAAGCTGCATGGAATAGTGAAAGATATATCCGGTGTGGCACTGACTGAGTCAGAGATCACCAGAATGATGATGGGTGCCAAAGTGATAGTTAATGGAAAGTCATATTTCAGCGGCTCGGCTGGCAATCTCTACGGTGGCAGTAAGCCAGATCTGAATCCTTTGGCACGCTTTAACCAGATGGCTAAGCGAGTGATTAACGAAAAGAAAGAGTGAAAAACAGGCACTCAGACTAATCCGAGTGATACGAATCTTTACGCTTCCTAAACAGCATGATACTGTTTATACATACAGTAAATTGAACTAAGCAGGAGGTAAAGGACTGATGGGGTTAGATAAATTAAATGAGTCAATCGCACGTATACAGTTTGTCGCGGATGTCGCGCTCATCGCACAGTGCAAATCTGATGAACTACAGCTGGCTATGTCTTTGGTAAGTGACCTTGCGCGCGAGATTGATACTTCCAGACTGCAAGACGCGATTTTCTATCAGGCGGAATAGCCGCTCTGCAAGGCACCACAAGCCATAAAATTTGGACATAACCCAGCCGCCTTACAGGGCGGCTTTTCGTTATCTGGAAACGCATTTCCGTGCATTAGATCGCATGTTCCAGATTGGATCCCCTACGCCCGCAAGCGCCACAACTGGCGCGGTTCAAGGGCTGCCATGCAACTGCATGAAAAGCGATGTATAAAGCGGGCAGGCGTGGCGGGGAAAGCATTGCGCGCTGACTACGAAACACTTATCTTAATAGTCAGTAAGTCTTAGGCTTTATAACTTAGTATTAATCTTAGGCGTTCATTAAAGGAATAGATGATGAGTAAAGATTCTCATAAATGGTCAAAAAAAGATGCTACTCCACTTAGAGAGCTTTTTCTTGATCCAAATAATTACCGTTTTGTTGATAATGAAAGCTATCGCGTAGTACCAGTAAATAACATTACTGACTTTTCGATTCAAAAACGTACTCGGCATTTCATTGAAGGTAATCGCCAAGAAAATATTAGAGATCTATTATCTAGCTTCAAGGCTAATGGTTTTCTCGATGTTGATATTATTCAAGTTAGAAAACTACAGGATGGTGCCTTTCTTGTATTGGAAGGAAACAGGCGCGTAACTGCTTTGAAATGCCTGCAAGAGGATCATGAAAAAGGTCTAGATATTGGAAATTTAGACCCGCAAGTATTTGGCAATGTTAAATTCGAACTCCATGAAACAGATGACATAGAAAAACATCTAATTGTCATGGGATTGAAACATATTAGTGGCAATAAAAAATGGTCAACCTTGAATCAATCTAAGTTGGTTCATGACTTCCTATTACCCTATAGGGAAAAAGATAATTATTTTTCTAAAGAAAACGAATTATGTGAATCTCTTGGCATTTCAAAAGCAAGATTAAGGTCCATGATTAGGGTATATAATTTAACCTCAGCCTACAAGCGAAGTGACTATAGTGAACAATTTGATCCTAGCCGCTATGGTATATTTGAAGAAATAATTAAGAAGCCAGCTATCAGAGAATGGTTAGACTGGAGCGATGAAAATTACGAAGCCAAAAACAAAATTAATCTTGAGAGATTGTTTTCTTGGATTTCAAAAAATGAATATTCTTGTTCTGCAGAAGACCTCGAAGATGAAGAACCAGATGGGGATTTTTCATATAATAAAAATGATTATGAAGAACGAGAAGCAATTATAACTAAATCTTTGGAAATTCGCGAGTTGGCATTGTTTATAAATAATGAATCTGCTTTAGAAGTAATGGAGAGAGAAAGAAGCTTAGCTCGGGGACTAGCTGTTAGTGGGACAATTGATAAGCAAAATTATCAAAACGCTTTAGGAGGTTTATTTTCATCAGTAAAAGCGTTAGTTGAGATAAGAAATCACGTCAATAATGAGGATGTTGAGTTATTAAATGATGCCAAGGAGAAATTAGCATCAATATTGCCTAAGAAAAGCAGTTTAAACATTGAGGGGGGTAACTTTAATGTTGCTTTTGAATTTGGAAGGCCAACGCAATTTTCAGAAATTAATATAAAAAAATACAAATCATTCAAAGATTTCAATATTAAAAATCTTAATAAAATTAACATTATCGCCGGATTGAACAATAGTGGAAAAACAAGCCTTCTTGAGGCTATTTATTTATTGACGCAGCAAAATGATATTTCTTCATTCTTCAATCTGATCAAATCAAAAAATAAAACCAATGATTTAAGTCCTTTGCTATTAAATAAGATATTCACAAAGAATATGGTTATCAATGGCATTTACAATAATGTTTTTGTTGGGGTAGAATATAAGAAATTTGAAGCCATTGATATTGATAAAAAAGATGATTATATCGCATCTTACAATGTTACTTCTTCAGTCGATGGACAGGAATTTGCGACAACAATCCATACTTTCGTTCATGAGCAAATGATAAGAAATAACAATTCAATTTTAAAACTTTGTCCTGCTTCAATTGAAAGCCCATATTTTTACAGTCTTGACAGTCTCGTTAGGAATTATACAAAATCAGTTGAAACAAAGTGCCAAAGGAACGGAAGTTCGGAGTTCGTTACCGCGTTAAGCTTAGTGGTAGAATTTATACGAAAAATAGACTCCGCCATCATTGATATTAGATTTACCGATGAGGGCGAACTAAAAAGATTCATAGTTGAATCTGAGAAGAACAACTTTAGTAATTTCGACATTACAACTTATGGCGAAGGTTTACAGCGAATATTTTACATTGCGTTAAGCTTTGCTGCATCAAAAAACGGTGTTCTATTGATTGATGAGTTCGAAACAGCAATTCATTACTCTCTATTAGTTGAATTCACAAGTTTCGTGCAACAGCTTTCAGCAACTTTTAATGTTCAAATATTCTTAACTACTCATTCAAATGAGTGTATATCCGCATTCGTCAACAACGGTTGCGATAACAAGATTATTTCTGGATTTCAACTTAATAATAATAATGAAAGAATAACATACAAAGAGGTAGACGGCGAGAGACTGCAATATATAATTGATAGTTTGGGGATCGATATTAGAGGAGGGAGTGATAATGAATAATATTACCATTGTTTTTTGTGAAGGCGGGCATGATATTGCCTTCTTAACTAGGCTGCTAATGTGGTCTGGGTTTGAGGACTATGATAAAAGAGTTGAAAAATTCCTTCCTCCTTTTAATACCCTTTTTTCCAATGAATTAAAAAAAATAAATCTCTCGGAAAGAAAACCAGGATTTGTAGGCGCATCTCACCGAGTCCCTTCAGCAGCTTTTACAAAGAATGACAATCTTGTCTTCATACATAATTTAAATGGAGACGGTAAAGAACGTGAACGAAGGGAAGTTTTTGAAATATATAAAAAAATAAGAGGCGCCGATTCTTTTTCATCAAAATTTAACTTTAGTTATAAATTCTTATATTTTTTTGATGCGGATGATGTCGGCATAAATGTTCGCTTACAACACGTTTCTCAAGAGATAGGGTTAAATAATAACCTTATAAATGGAAAATTGAAGCGACACGAAGGGGATACATATGGGGCTTATATTTATCATGACGCGGGAAATGGTTTAGATACAGGGGTTTTAGAAGATATTATATCTGATCTTGTCAAGGCAAGGCATAGCGATATATTCCATGCTGCGACTCATTATCTTGCATCTAATGCCCTACCTTCTCAGCGTTGTTGTGAGTTGAGAATTCGTAACGGACAAGAAACTTACGGGGCTGCAAATAAATTTAAAATCAAAAAATCAATAATAAGCACAATGGGTCAACTCCAGTTTTCTGGTTCCAGTAACATTGTAGTAATCAAAAACTCTGATTTTTTTAAGTCAAACGACATAGCATCTTCGCAAGTTTGCAATGACATAGTTAATATGTTTTGATTAATCGCACCTTCATTTATTTTGAGGGTGCGAACCATCTTAATTTTTATAAAGAATACTCACTAAAACTTAACACTTCAATGTTTAACCAATAGTTCATCTCCTTCATCCGCTCCTGCAGTGGCGTCAGCTCATTCCTAACAAACACCTCCGCCGCTTTGATCGCATCCCCAAAGCCACCCGAGTTATCAGGAATAATCCCCATCATCTGTGGCGGCACGCGATGCGCACTCAGTAAATCGTCGCGGCTAGCCTTCTTAATATTAAAGAAATCATCCTTAGTCGCCACCTCACTCAATGGGACGATCTTAATCCCATCCGGCTTACCATTCGGCGCATACATAAACAGATTGCGAAAGTTTCCCAGCCCTTTAGTATCACGCATCGCCTCACGCATACGGTCGATATCGGTACTGCTTTGCGCCGCATCGGTCATATACAGGATGTAACCGGCGTGCGCGCCGTTCTGGTAATACTTACGGCGGAACAACGTCGCCGCCTCATTCAGCCAGGCAGAATTAAGCGCGCTGAGATATTCCGGCAGGCCGTACAGCTCCTGGTTAATATCAGGCTCAACAAGATGGAACACGCTACCCGGCTCAAAGCGATGCGCCTCTTTCCAGTTCTGCACAAACCAGTAAACGCCCTCTTCTACTCCGCGCCGGGTGTATTTCGCCGGAACACACTCCAGCCGCATCGGCTCACCGAGCGCATTCTTACGCAGCTCCAGAAAAGCATTACCAAATACCAGATAATCCAGCGCAAATTTACTGAACTCCTGCTGACTCAGCATCGGATGCGGGATAAAGGTCGAGGCCAGAATATTGCGCTTCACATAAATTGGCGAGCTGTGATGCACCGCCGAGCAGGCTGCGCGCCAGCCCGTCAAAGCTGACCGGTGGCTCATACCAGCGGCCATTGTGGATGCACTCGGCGTAATCCAGAATTTCCCGCTTATCGAGTACCGGCGTGGCGTCGCCAAAGCTGAACGCCTGCGCGGCTGCCGCTGGCTGCTGTACCGGCTCGTTTTTGGTGGCGAATGCCTTGCGGCCTCTGCGCTTGCTCATTAGTAAAACTCCACAAAGTTAGGACCCATTCCACCGTTAGCGGCGGTCAGCGGTTCGTTAAGTAAGGCGTGCATAATCGCTCAGGCGACGTCGGCGTGGCTGGCGTCCTCGCTGCGGCTGGCTTCACAGGTGGAACGGTTGCCGCTGGCGGTCATGGTTTTGCGGATCGCCATAAACGACTGCGTGATATCGGTGTGGCCTGCGTCATACTCCAGGCGGCCGCTGCCAATGGTGTCTTTCACCTTCAGCACCATCGCGGTTTTGATTTCCGGGGTGTAACGGATTTCACGCGCCGCCGGGAAGAACTGCCGCACCAGTTGAAATACGCCCTGGCCGATGCCGGTGGCGTCCACGCCGATATATTCGGTGTGATACTTCTCGGTCAGCTGTTTAATCGACTGCGCCTGTGCGGCAAAGTCCATGCCGCGCCACTGGTAGCGCTCCAGCACGCGGAACTTGCCACCGGCCACCACCGGCGGCGCGAGCACCGCACAACCAGCGCTGTCGCCGGTGTGTGACGGGTCATAACCGATCCATACCGGGCGATAGTCAAATGGCCGCAGCGCATAACCGAACACGTTTACCACAGAGCTGTAGATATCGCTGCAAACGCCAGATCACTCTTTAACGTCCTCCAGCAGAGAGCCATGATGCCATGAAAAGGCGTTTTTTATCCCGCCTCTCATCTGCCACATCCATCGCGCCGAGGCACTGCCCGGTTGGCGTAATTCCCAGTTTGGTATGAGCGTCGACCGCTGAGCGAACCCATTCATTCAGGAGCAGCAAATCCTCAGCCGATGCTGAGTAATTGAGGTCGAGTTCCTGCGCCACCATCACGGGATTATCGATTTTGGCGCACTCTTTCTGGTACCAGGCGTCGTCCTTACGCGGATCGCTTCGCCAGTGGAACGTAAACACCGGAATGCGCCCGCCGTGGCGTTTCTGCGCGAAAGGGTTAGCCATGCCGTTGACAGATGACCAGATGACCAGATGACCAGATGACCAGATGACCAGATGACCAGATGCGAGATTTTCGGCAATTATCGTACTGACGAAATCAAGGTATTGTCTCATTGAATAAAACGACCTGATATCCACTCTAAAACTAGAAATCCGTGAGTTGTTACAGTGAGCCAGAAAAGAAGCCTTAATCTTAATCGGCCGAGGCTTTTTTATTGCTGTTTGCCAGCTAGCAACTACAATTAGAAAAGTAGCAGCTCAATGCGCCGCCCGTTCGATGGATTGTTAGATAATCAATGATGATAAACAGGCGCACCATATTTCGAGGCTCCGCAATTGCGGGGCCTTTTTTAATAAGAATTTAAAGGTCACCGTCCTCGACTGCAGAGTTTTGAGGTAAAATTGCCCGCTCCACAGAGGAATTATGAAAACTTTAGCTGCAATACTTCTGCTTGCATCCAACTACTCTATCGCCGCGGTTGATAATCCTGAAAAATCAGCGGAGGATTTATGCGAGATGGAATGGAGAATCACAGACCGCTCTGGCTCAACGACAATGGATATTCCCCAGATTGTCGATGAAGAAGTAGCTGCTTTTAAGGCATCTGGATATTCACTGTCTGATTTTTCTATAGATGAGAAGGATTTCGTGAAAGTGTCCACTGATGGTGCTTTAAGTTTCAGGAAAATGTTGGGACAAATGTCGACCCCCTATGCTGAAGCAAGAAATTTCTTCAGGGAGCAGATGGTGCCTATATGCACTAAAAATGTTCTGGAAAGCATGCCTAAGAAGCATTGAATCTTAAAACTAATCGGATTCAAAGGTCGCCATCCGGCGGCCTTTTTTATTTCCCCTTTTTTCAGCACACAGCGCCTAAGCAGAGCCGGAGGTGGGGCATGTATCGAATGGACAAACTAACGACAGGTATTTCCCATTGTGCGTCAGCCGGTATGCTGGCCATCGGAAGGGGGCCTGCGCGGATATAAAACGCTGGGTGAATGACTGTGGCCGCGACTGCCGGTTAACCAAAAGACAAGCGAATGGCAGTTACGGTCAGGTCGAGCGCCGGAATCAGGAATCAGAGTTAACCTGCTGGGAGCTGGATCAATGATGTGGCAGGCAAATAACTGGCGCAATCTGATTTGGTTCGCTCTGGTGCTCTGCGTTGTGCAGCTGGCTTATTCAACCAGAGATTATCAAGACAGGGCAAATAAAGCTGCGAGTTATTTGAAATCAGCAATATAGACCCTCACTGAAATGCAGACACGCCAACGCGATGTTGCTGCACTGTATGCCAAATACATCGGAGAACTGGCCAATGCGGAATCTAAGCTTGATGCTCTTGAGCAATGCGTTAGTTCTAATAAGTGCGAGTTGCGCATCAACGCCACCTGGCCCAAGCCATCCACCAGCACCATCAGCCTGGATGATGACGCCAGCGCCAGACTTACTGACGCCGCTCAACGGGATTATTTCACTCTTAAAAAGCCAATCGTCATCATCACCACACAACTAACTGGGCTGCAGCAGTACA